TAGACTAAGAAGTCTACTCACCCTCCACTGGTCATTTAAGACCGTTACGAGGTTATCGTAACCCAGCGACGCTTCGATTTAAAGGCGCCGCGCTTTACAGTAGCCTGGAAGTCTATGCCGGTTTCGGCATCGACTCCGTCCAAAGGACTAAGGTCTCCATTATGAGATCCAAAATGTGGCGATGCTCGGAAGAGCCATCGACCACAATAGGGGTCAAATTTGGTTCGCTTAACGTCCTCAGCAAGCTGGAAACCACTAGGTTCTCGACGTTTCCCAACACTTTCAGACTCCCAAAAGGGAGTTGATCGCGAAGGTATCCGGCGTTTACCGAGCTGTCGAGCAAAAGGGTTCCGTCCGTCTTCATTCGAAGACTCACGGTCCCTCTTCCGTTCGAACACAAGGTTAAAGCTCGCGGTGTAGTCACCATTGATATCATCCTTAATCTTAATTGGGGTGAAAACAATGCGTCTTTGCTGCCAGGAACAGGTTTCGTTATTATAACGAAGGTTCCGCTCTTGGAAACAAGATGCAAAACATAACCCTTCATCGAAATGACGGGATATTGGTATTTGCATGACTACATTGGAAGAAACCATGTCACGTATTGCCTGGGCAACTATCCACATTCCATTCATATAGAATTGGTTTGCGGTAGAGACCCAAGACATGAAGTGACTTGGAGTCCAGTTGCGCTTACTGGTAGGAATATCCATCCGTGCATAGACAGGTTTAACTGACTTGCCGTGATAGAAATCCGCCCCACAAGATTCGCGAAATGCAGATTTCGAGAAAGTCTTGTGTCGATTCACACGTAAACCGTATGACTCGAGGTAATCGCAGACTGCGTCCACGTGTTCTACAGGGACGATTAAATCGTCTCCATAGACCTTCACTCTTTTCTTAAGTTGTAGAATAGAGCGAAAACATGGCTTCTGCCCTGTAGCACTTAATATAGCCGAAAGAATAAGCGTGTAGAACACGCAAGCTTCGACGGGAAAGCATAAAGCTGATCCCATTGAAGCATATTTCTTTAGGAGAATATTAGTGCCGTCAGGCAGATCCGCGTGGAGAGACCTCGCATCCTCGAGAGACTCGAGTATGGGAGACCTCCTAAAGATTCTCTGAACGAGTTCAAGATGAACGCGGTCAGAGGCTTCAGAGAGGTCGATAGTCGCAAGACTACGGTCAATCGACGAAGAGTAGGCGAGCTCTTGATTGATGGTCTGATCAACAAAATTGACAGAGCCACTAGTCAAGTCGTGATGTTCCAACGTATCAACCATAAAACGGGATAAACCCTGTTGAATGAATTGCATACTAGCTGGTTCAATCGCGATCACTCGCGGAGTCGTGAGGGTCTTTGGAACAAAGACTACTCGGACTCCGGGTTCGTCCCGGAGGTCGAGGAATTCAATGTCCTTGAGGCCTCCATGAGTTTCTTCGCTTCCGATTGCTGCTCCCCAGTTATGGAAAGCATGATCGGCGACAGAGAAACTACCTTCCGCTCTGGTGTACCAATATGTGAGTCGACGTCTTTCGTTAGAGAGACGATGATCCGCAGTGACACCAGGGCCATGACCACAAATAAGACTACTATGATCAACGATAGGAAATATCGTAGACCATAGGATAGCTGAGACCACGTCCAAGACGGGGTCTCGCCGATTAACGGCTTGCGTGGCATGAAAAAGGTCCTCTTCTACTTCTTTAAACTTGCGAACAGCGGCTCGATTTCTCGAGTCATTGCACGATAACATAGGTTTCTTATAGAAACGAGTTATCTGGCGAATCCACATAATGGACTCTCCGCAAGCAGTCTGAAGTAGACTACCATCCAAATTGAACACACGGTTGAAGAAACCTTGTAGAAATACAGGGAGACTTCCTTTTCCTCGACGGAAACCGAGAGGAAGAGTGAACCATCCAGTTTCAATGCCTTGTTCAAG